GCATAGCAATATAATCAACAACTTAGCAATGAGTTTTGCAACCCTGCCAAGTGGTGCTTGTTACTGCCACGGCATTGTAAAGACGGCCCCGCCGCTAGTCAATAGATAATTAATTTAATTATTTTCCACCCACTTTTTTGGTGAATAGCTGTGTTAGCTTTTGATAACCAACAGACGCCGCAACCAGGACCGCCAATGCTTGTTTATACCAATCGGGCATTAGGTCCAAAACCCTAAAACCTTGCTCTACATAGGGCACCGCTGACGGTATAAATGCTAGTACCAGGGGAATGGAAAACAGCAAAGTAAACCACTCATCTTTCAACGATTCGTTGCTGTTTTTAGCGTGGATTTCGTCCCAGGTGCCCGACTGTTTTAACTTCTCCTGGATGGCATTATTTCGCCCCTCGATCTCCGCTTTTTTGTTGTCCATTTTACCCTGGAGAAAAGTGCCACCGACACCGACCAGCGTTTTGATTAATCCAAGCATTTTAATAATCTCCTGATCGAATCATCTGTGTTATTTCATTCGCCCTGGCTGGTGTTTGGCTGGCCCAATTACTGTCCAAAAATTCATTGGCTGCCAAATCAAAATCACCATTTGCCATATATGCCAGGCTCTTTTTAAATTTCTTTAACCTGGGCAAACCCAATTGGAAACAAATATTAACCATGCAATCTTTTCTCACTTCGTCCAATTCTGCGAACCAGGAGAAAGTAATAATTAATTCTTTATTGACCCTGGCCACATCGTTGGCTAATAAAAAATCAATTTCATCATCGGATAAACCAATGCCACCGGCCGGGTCAATATTGCGCCCCACTCCTATGGTGATCTTTTCGGCCGTGCATTTATACGCGTGTGTCTCTACACCTTCGTGCTTTCGCAACATTTCAATAATCATTGTCATTTTTAAAATTCTCCATTCAAATAAAACCAGATTGCGGCCGCTCCTGCGCCCAGGATAAAAAGACCTCGACGAACTACACTTTCGCCCACCTTTTGATAAAACCTGGCGTATGCAATCTCACTCGCCCTGGATGCAATTCGTTCGATTTCATCGTCGGATAGTGGCTGTCTGTTTTCCATTTAGTAGGGCCTCAAATATAAAGCGACGCCAAATAATGACGCCATAATAATTAGCAAAATACCCATTACTTTTATGCCTAAATTAATATTTTCGTTTAACTGTTCTTTGCGTCGATAATTTTCTCGCGCTTGTTCTTTTATTGCTTCTTTTCTGGCCCTGGCGGCTTGTGCCTGGAATGATTGCCAATCGTTCCACATTCCTGCCCGGCCGCAATAAATCATAAATGTTTTTAATTCGGCTTCTTGCGCTTTGATTTTTTCTAGTGCCAAAAATTCTTCTAGTTCATTTTTTGGACCCGTAGAATTTTCGACCCTTTTTGCCAGGGCGCTTTTATTGTCAAAATATGAAATAACGGCCGCTGAACAGTCAATCAATTCACGTCCACTACCCACGAATTGCTTTATGGTCGAATAAGCCGCTGAACACGCTGCCATCTCAAGAAGCATGGGAATACCTAATCAAAATTTAGCCACCCAATAAAGTGTCGAAATCGGACCCCGGTTTTCATACGCCAGGACCCCGTTTATTTTCCGCACCGCAAATCGTTCATTATTTTGCCCCTGGTCGGTTTGGGGTTCGGCCACGACAACTTGGCCCACCGGGGCGGGCTGAATCATAACCGCGTAAACCTCACCGACTGTGGACCACATTAAACGATAGCTTTTCTTGCCTTGCTCATAGATTATTCTCCTGCTGGCATCAAAGCCTTTAGTGCTGCTGCATCTGAGGCTGCATCCATACTTACTTGAAGTGCTGCATCGTTGGTACGGATGACTGCCCTTGCTGCTTCTGCTGCTGTAGATTCAGCAGGGATGGTGGCCTTAATGTCTAAGGGTGCAAACTGTTTATTACGTGAAACTCTACGAGCATCGTGGGCAATTACCTTTGCCTTGGTCATGTCTACAGTAATCATTCGCCTACTCCATCTGTTAAAGTATCTGCATCAACTACCCACGCATTGCGAAAAGTTCGTTCTGAGGGTACAACATCATCAGCTACAATCTTGTAAGCCAAACCCGTTGGTACATCTTTAGCGGCTGTCTCTGCGTCACTAAGTGAACAGTTAGCTGCTGGTGTAATTACGCAAACATTTCCGTCTGCTTCTTGATATATAATTTTCATCTGATTGTTCCTTTAATTTCCAAATACGATTGTGTGAATGCAGTCTGCGTCAACTAAAGAACCGCTGGAATATATAACATTTCTTGCCAAACCAGTGGTGTTATTGTTCTGCTCATTCATAGCGAAACCTGCTGCTGTTGTGCCACTTCCATTCATAGTTACCGACACTGCATAATTGGCATTTGCCATAGCAGTGCTAAAGTTAACTAAATGTATTCCAGTGCTAAAATCTGTCACTGAACTAACATTGTATGAATCCCTAACTGAAACCGTATCTTTTTGGTCATAGTTAACCCAAGCCTTTGCCAGCCTAGCACTGGTGTTAGAACTACCAACTGTATCAAAGTTGTCATTCCCTCTTATCGTTGATGCCATTTGTTTGTTCCTTAGTTAGAGAAAACTGCTGCATTTATTCTATCTTCATCATAGACTGCAAAAGTAGGGGCATTGTTATCAATCACCCTAGCCAAGATTCTAAATTTAGAAGTGTCATGCACCCAATAGGAATTTGCTATCCATATTTGACCGCCTGTGCTTTCAATGCCTATACAGTTACCTACACAAGAGTAGTTAGTGTTGGGCATAGCTGTACTAAATGTAGCGAAAAAGTCACCTGTTCCCGAGTCAGTAATACTACTAATTCCATAACTATCTTTTATAGCTGCTGTTGTCATATCCATGTTCAACCAAGCTTTTGCCATACGCTTATCTAACGCTGGTATAGCTGGAGGATTAGTTGTGCTGCCGTCTGAGTGGAGGAGCGTGTTAGCTTTGATTGTGGACATTATGCTTGGCCTCCCATTACTACTGCTAAAAGTCTTTCAGTATCTATGAGTGAGCCATTTTCTCGATGTTGGATGATGAAACTACCAACAGCTAAACTCGTTACATTATTAGAAACATTAGTAAAACTTGATTGAACAGTAGTAGAAGCAACTGCTGAATAATTAACATTACTTAAATTAGCAGTAAAATTAACTGTGTACCTGCCAGTACCGCCATCTGAAATACTGCTCACGCCCTCAGAATCTCGTATGGCAACAGTACTCGTACCATTAAAGTTAACCCAAGCTGTCGGGATTAACTGCTGACCCTTCACTGTAGGTATGCTGCCATCTACCTTCATTAGATCATTTGCTTTGACTGTACTCATAAGATGCTCCACGTACTTCCCGAAGCCACTGTTACCACCTTGCCTGTGTTTACAGTCACAGGGCCGATAGTCATACCATTCTCGCTGCCAGTGAAGGTTATGTTTTCATTAATGACTTTAGCGTTGGTTCTCACTATGGAGTCAGTGCCAAGGCTAGGCACAGAAAGTACACCGCCATTAGCATCCAGAAGAGTCGCCATGTTTCTTGCTCTGCTCATCCTGCGATCTCCATTAGTGTAATGGTGCTAACCATATCCCCATCACCGCCAGTATATGTTGTACCACCTTCTGCCCGTGAATAGAGTTGATAGGATATTGCTGAAGTAGTGTTAGGAGAATGTAGAGTTGAAAGACTAATAGGATACCAATAACTCTCTCCTCCTGTAACTCTAAGCATACCGTGAGTAGAACCCCCTAGATTGGTTCCACCTCCATATATAGTCCATGAAGAGGCTCCACCCCTATAATAGTTAGTATTAATAAGAACCATTATTTTAGAGCTTGTTGAGGTTGGGGTGATCGCAGCAGATAAAGCGACAGCAGTATAAGAAGAGGAGGTAGTTGTGTGGAGAAAACCTCCATTTGCTGTGTTTGTATTTGTTGCATTAACAACCTGCAACACAGCACCCGTAGCTGCCTTGATGTTATTGACACCCGTTGCCCCTGTAATAGTTGTAGTCATAATCTACTCCTATGGCTTTGGATTGGCTGCTTTCACGGCTGTACGCAAAGCCTGTAGGTCAGTCAAGGTAGCTCCACCATCAAGCAAGGCATGAATACAATCTTGGATAGATGGGTAGGCTGCTTGACGGCTTCGGGCGTATGCTGCTGCGTCATGGGCTGCTTGTAGCTCAACAATCTTAGCTGCAATAGCTGCGTCAGTTGGTTGTGTTTGTACTTCATCCAACCACTCTAATTCGTCTCCACGGAGTACCCATTGGGCTGCTGGAGTTAGTGCTTGTAGTGCTGCGACTTTATCTGTCATGTGATGTTATCCTTTGATTTCGGTCATTGTGATTAAGGTGGTTACTGTATTGTTTCCACTATGCAAAACGCCACCTATATGATTTATGTAGGAACTTGAAGAGCTATGTGCATGTTTATAGTAAAGCTTATAATTTATTGTCTGCCCTAACGAGTACGTGGGTGTGTCAAATACTACACAAGCACCATTAAAATCATACCAACTGGCTGTATCTGCTTGGTCATAGAAACCACCATCAACACTACCAGCCGATACTTTTACATACGTTCCACCATTTACACTTTTAAACATTTGATAACACATTCCTCTGTTACCATTTGCGTTAACGTGCGGAAAAAAGCCAGTAATATTTACAGATATTTTAGAGCCAGCACTCAAGGGTGTAATGGCCCCTGTAACTAAACCAGAGTCAATGTATGTTGCAGAAGTAGTTGATAAATTGTCTGCGTGTGTCCTAGTGTTATTCGTTACTTGAATCACTGAGCCACTAGGCACACTAGCACTAGTCATGCCGCTCAACTGGTTAGTCAATGCTATCGTGCCACTGCCAGAGACAGTCTCAAGGACATCTGTTTTTAGTTTAGAAGTCATTATCCTTGTATCTCCATAACTGTTATCTCACTTGTTGCTCTAAAAAATGTAGTACCATTACCATCATTG